GTCAAATTCTGGAATCGGTGGCGCGGGAACAGCAAACACTGGCGGGGGCGGTGGAGGTTCAAGCGAAGAATCGGCGACTGGCGCTGCTGGTGGTTCCGGTGTCGTCATTTTCACTTTGCCACTGCAGGCACCGATTGCGGTATTTAGTGGTGGGGTTACACAGACTTCCGCGATTGTCGGCGCGAACCGTGTTTACACTGTCACAGCTACTTCGACGACAAGCGAAACGGTGACCATCTCATGACCTACTTTGCTAAACTTGATGCAGACAACATTGTTACTTTTGTGACTGTGGGCCGCGCTGAAGATGACGGGCTTGAGGAAGAACTAAACGCTCGCACTGGTGACGTTTACAGGCAGACATATATTGACGGTTCGGCCCGTTTCAACTATGCCGGAATCGGTTTCACTTACGATGCCGACCGTGACGCTTTCATCCCGCCACAACCATACGCTTCATGGGTACTCGATGAGGACACTTGCCTATGGGTTGCACCTATCGCCTACCCTGCTGAGGGTGTACATGTTTGGGATGAAGAAGCTGGTGACTGGGTAGAGGTACCCGAGGTAATCGATGAAGCTGAGTAACCCAGCCCCAGGACGACCCGTAACCTCCTCCTACGGCTGGCGAATCCACCCCATTACCAAAAAACGTGCCTTTCACAGAGGCACCGACTTCGGCGGAACCTTCGACGTCCTCGCTGCCGGAGACGGCGAAATCGTACACATCGGTTGGTCCCCCCAAGGCGGAGGACACGTAGTCATTATCGAACACGAACGCGACCTCTACACCGTCTACTACCACGGCGCACACAAAACCGCCCTCCCCGTCGGCCACAAAATTAAAACAAACGAACTCATTTACCGTTCAGGCTCAACCGGGGCCAGCACAGGGCCCCACCTCCACTTTGAAGTAAGAACTAGCAAAAAATGGGGCACCGACACATCCCCAGAACCATATTTTAAAGAGCAAGAACCTACAAAACTTGTTGAAGACGGCAAACTTGGTAAAAACACGTGGTCTGCTGTTCAAACACGTTTGCGAAAAGCAGGTTACTACAATGGTCGTATCGACGGACTACCTGGTAGACTAACTGTGTCCGGACTACAGAAATATATTAACGAAGGAAAATTCTAATGGGACCTAAGAAAAAAGGCGGTAAGTACTAATGAACGAACTAACTTTTGCCATTAAAAGCGCACAAGGTTACGCCAAAGCAATCATTGCGGGTGTCGGAAGTGTCCTTGTAGGTCTTAGTGGCCTTAGCGCCGAATTAAACATCACTGTCGTACCAGCAGAAGCACAAAGTTGGATTACGTTTGCACTTGCCGCGTTAACGGCTTTTTCTACTTGGGCTGTTCCTAACGCAGAGCCGGACGGCAAATAAAAAAGGCCCCCTAATGGGCCTTTTTTATTGGCAACTGTCGCACATTAGTGCTTCCATGGGGTCAACTGGGCATACGACACCGGCAACGATTTCTACATTATCCATATTTTTTTCCTTTTTACGCTAAGATTGTCCAGACGGTTGGGACAACTATGAAGATACTTTTATTGGACCTTGAAACATCACCAAACTTGGCGTATGTGTGGGGTTTGTGGGACCAGAACGTGTCAATTAACCAAATAGTCTCATCGACAGAAGTTATTTGTTTTGGTGCCCGCTGGTATGGCCAGCGGAAAGTCCAGTTTAGCTCAGTCCACCATGATGGTAAAGAGGCAATGCTTAAAGCTATACATAAGCTTTTAGATGAGGCGGATGCTGTGGTGGGTTGGAATAGTGCGGGCTTTGATGTGAAGCATTTGTATCGGGAGTTTATTCAGAATGGTATGTTGCCTCCGTCTCCACATAAGGAGATTGATTTGATGCGTACTGCGAAAGCTCGGTTTAGGTTTCCGTCAAACAAACTTGATTATGTTGCTCAGAAGCTTGGTATGGGTGCGAAAGTTAAGCACAGTGGTTTTGATTTGTGGACTAAGTGCATGTCGGGTGATGAGAAGGCTTGGCGTGAGATGAAGAAGTACCAGATTCAGGACGTAAATTTGCTTGTGGGTTTGTATGAAAAGTTTTTGCCGTGGATTAAGAATCACCCAAACCGGGCAATTATTGATGGTAGGCCGGATAGTTGCATTAGTTGTGCGTCTGACAAGTTGCAGTCTAGGGGCACTGATGTTACTAGTGTTGGTGTGTATAACAAGTTCCAATGCCGGAGTTGTGGCAAGTGGCAGCGTGGCAGTAAGAGTGTGGCTATTGGTACAATGAGAAGCATTTAGGAGGTTTTTATGTCTATGCTGTCATCTGATAATAGTCCGGGTACGTTTAGTAGTGATGAAAACCTGAAACCGCCTAACCAGGTTGTTGATGATTTTCATCAGAATAGTGATTTGAATGCTCGTGCGGAGGCGCAACATCATACATTGGGTCCGGGCCCGACACAGGCCGCGCCGGGTAATCACACTCATGATGGCGGTGATTCGTCGCTGATTCTTGAGGGGCAAACGATTAGTGGTTCTCGGGCGTCTGATGCTTGGCGTATTTCGGTTAATGCTATTCTTGTTCGTCTTGGAGCTGTCGATAATTCGACCCCATAATGCCAGCGAAAGTTAGACAACCTACTTCGGCAGAGCTGTTGCAGCTCGCCATTAGTGAGCTGGGCCAAAGTATTCATAAACCGAATATTTTGAATTATGGGGAGAAACCTTACCCTGAGCAGCTTCGGTTTCATAAATCAACTAAACGTGGACGTTTTATTTCTGGAGGTAACCGTGGGGGTAAATCGGATGCTGAGGTGGTGGAATCTATTTACTGGGCTACAGACACTCATCCATACCTTAAACGACCTGGTTCATGGGGTTCTGGCCCGATTCAACTGAGATTTGTTGTTGTTGACGTAGCTAAAGGTATTGAGCAGATTATTTTGCCGAAGATGAAACGGTGGATTCCTCGCTCATATTTGAAAGATGGCGACTGGTCTAAAAGTTGGGATGCCACTAACTACATTTTGACGTTTGAGAATGGTTCGACAATTGATTTTGTGACGTGGGGTATGGACATGATGAAACTGGGTGGTGTGCCCCGTCACGGCATTTTCTTTGATGAGGAGCCTCCACAAAACATTTTTAACGAGTCGATGATGCGTTTGATTGACTACAACGGTTTTTGGGTGATTGCGGCCACACCAATTAAGGGTATGGGGTGGACGTTTGATTTGCTGTGGGAACCGGCTTTGGAGGGTAAAGCGGAGGAGATTGATACGTTCTCCCTGTCGGCTGAGCAGAACCCGTACATTCAGGCTGATGATGATGACATGAATTTTTACATGATGGGCATGAACAAAGAGGAGAGGGATATCCGTGAAAAGGGTAGTTTTGTGGCTCGTAGTGGTCTTGTGTTTCCTGACTTTGCTCAAAACATTAACCAGTATTTAGTGGATTTTGGTCCTGGGGATGTGCCAAAGGATTGGGCTGTGTATGCGTCTGTTGACCACGGTTTAAATAACCCGACTGCGTGGTTGTGGCATGCTGTGTCTCCGACAGGAGATATTGTGACGTTTGCGGAACATTACCAATCAAACATGATTGTGTCGGAGCACGCACAGCTTGTGAAGCAGCGGGAGCTTAGTTGGGGGCGTAAACCTGAGTCTGTAGAGCGTATGGGCGACCCTGCGATGCGTCAACGCAACGGGGTGACCGGCACATCGATTATTCAAGAATATGCGCTCCACGGGGTGTACGTGAACGTTGAGGGGATACCCCACGATGTTATGGTTGGTATTGAGAAGATGCAGGCGTATTTGCGTCGCCGTAACGATACCCGTTGGGGACCCGACAGGCCCAAATGGGTTATTTCTCGTAACTGTGCCAATTTTATTCGGGAAATGAAGAAGCTGCGCTGGTCGTCGTACAGTTCGGACAAGATGGCGTATGAGATGAACAAGCAGGAAGTTGTGCACAAAAAAGATGACCACGCTTTTGATTCTGCCCGCTATTTTGCTACGACACGGCCTGATTTGAAGCCTGTTGCTGATGTTAAAAGTGACGCAGAGCCGCCAACTACGCTAAGCTATGAAGAATTGCTTTTGAAGATGCGAGAAGACCCTAACGTCGAGTTCGCAGAAGACAGAGCGTACGACGACGGACCTACCGTCATTGCAGGATATGGAGACTACTACTAATGACTAGATTTTTCCTAACCGACGCTCCCACCATGTCGCCGGGAGTGTGCTGGATAACTAAAACTGGTGTTGGGCCTTTCATTGACACCGGCGTTGACCTTAGTTTGCATGTTGTTGACCGTGGGCGGATGTACATTTCTGTAGACGCCCTGCGCGAAATGGCGCAAATTGCGGGACTATTCGACGAAAAAGAACCTGTTTCTGTCGAACTCAAGAAAAAAGAATGGTACGACAAAGGCTACCAAGACGCTTCAAAGGAGATAAATAAAGATGCTATTGACAATTTTATTCAGCACGTTAGTCGTAACGCTGTTGGGGCTGCTGGTGTTGCAGTACTGGGCTCACCACAAAACAATGTCACAGCTGCTGGAGCAGCAGTTTCTGAACCTGCGGGAATCGATGCAGGAAAGCCGGAAGACAGTGCAGGTGTTAGCAGACCTGAACGAAAAGGCTCAAGCACTAATAGCGTCAAGCGACCCGCTAGCGTTTCAACAAATTCAAGCGATGAATCAAACTTTAGATTATAGTGGTTACCAGGACTACGACCCGTCAGATGAGGCTGAGTCTGACAGAATCGCTAAACGAAACCCTAACCTTTCAGCAGGAGACGACGTAGATGGCCAAGAAGCCCGCCAATTATTCGCAGAACTCACCGGGGCTGACCCAGAATTCTACGGTAATTAAACTCCCCGAAGACGGGTTAAACATTGAGCGGTTCCGTGAAAGCGCGGAGGCCAAAAAAATGGTTGCTTGGGTTCAGTCTGAGTGGTCTAAAGCTAAAACTGCTCGCACCCAGAAACAGTTGCAATGGTTTAACAACATGGCAATGTTTTATGGTCACCACTGGGTTGAGCAGACTCGCGGAGATTTTCCAGACGGGTATAAAGACAAACTGTTTACGCCGCGTAAGCCTTACTACCACCAGCGTAAAACCATTAACCGTATCCGGTCTTATGTGCGTTCGGAAATGTCGAAGATGCTGTCATCTTTCCCCAGTGTGCAAGCAATCCCTTCTTCTAGTGAAGACGAAGACCAGAGGGCCGCGTTTGCCGCTGAGCAGGCGTGGACGTCTATTAGTGAGGCTAAGAAGCTTCGTCAGCACATGTCGCGTGCGATGTGGTGGACGGTAGTTACTGGTAACGGTTTTTTAAAAACGCATTGGGACACTACGTGTATGGACAAAGTGTCGGGTGAAATGGGTGACATTAAGTATGGCCACGTCACCCCGTTTCACCTTTTTGTTCCCGACATCCGCGAACAAGACATTGAGGACCAGCCGTTTGTTATTAACGCTTATACGAAAACGGTGGAGTGGGCTGAATACTATTTCGCTAAAGAACTAAACGGAATTAGGTTAGCTCCTAGCACGTCCAGTGCCAACCAAATATTAGATGAGGCTTACCTAAACTTGGGTCACAGCAAAGCTCCCGACAGTGTGATTGTGTACGAAACGTGGGTAAAGCCTGGTGCAACCAAACTGATGCCAAACGGCGGGGTTATCATCAGCATTGATGACCTCCTCATCAGCATGTACAAAGACGGGTTCCCTTACGACCACCAAATGTACCCGTTCACCAAGTTTGAGCACATCCCCACAGCCACCTTCTACGCTGACAGCACCATTGTGGACCTGTCGCAGTTGCAGAAAGAATACAACGGTCTCCGTTCAGAAATTGCTGAAGCGGGTCGGCGTATGGCTAAGCCACAGTTGATTGCCCCTATGGGTTCTATAGTTCCATCTAAGTTGACGAACGAGCCCGGTCTGGTGATTCAGTACAAGCCGGGTATGGCACCACCACAACCTTTGCCTTTGTCGCCTTTGCCCCAGTATTATTTGGACCAGCAGGACCGTGTGTTGAATGACTGGATTGATATTTCTGGTGAGCGGGAAGTGTCGAGGGGTAGTGCCCCCCCTGGTGTGACTTCTGGTACAGCTATTTCGTATTTGCAAGAAGCATCTAACCAGTATTTGACTCCACAATTCCAAAGCATTGAGGCTGGTATTGAGAAGATTGCTATACAAACTATTGAGTTGTTTGTACAGTATGTGGACATTCCTCGTAAGATTCGCACAATTGGCGCTGATGGTGCTTTCGACACAATGCTGTTGAAAGGTGCGGATGTGGCGTCAGGTACTGATATTCGTGTTGAGTCTGGTTCTAGTTTTGCTAAATCTAAGGCCGCTCAGGAAGCTCGTGTGATGGACATGTTTGCTGTCGGCATTATTGACCAGCAGGCTGCCGCACGCATGTTGGAGCTTGGTGGGGTTCAGAAAATCATGGATACCCTCAATGTGGCTGAGCGTAAAGCGCAACGCGAAAACATTAAAATGAAAATGCTTACTGTTGAAGATGTTGAAATGTATCGTATGCAGGCTATGGAAGAAATTATGGCGAGTCTTCCTCCGGAGGCAATGCAAGACCCCGCAATTATGGAGCAGATTCAAAACATGCCAGCCCCAGCCGTAATTTCTGTCGATGATTTTGATATTCACGAAGTTCATGTGGAAACTCACAACAAGTTCCGTATGTCTCAAGAGTACGAAATTTTGGCGGATGAGATTAAAGCCCAGTTTGCTGAGCACGTTGCAATGCATAAACAAATTTTGCAGGAACGGGCAATGCAACAAATGATGATGGGTATGCCCCCACAAGCCGAAGGACAGGCTGGCCCTGAACAAGGTCCTGGTGCTATGATGGCACCTAACGGGGCTGTACCTGATATGGCTCCTGAACAACCTCAAGGAGTATAACCATGCCCGCATTTGATATTATTGGCAGCACCGCGCCTCAGCTTACCCCCCGCGTGACTCGTCACTACGGACGTAAGACTGTTGCACAGTTAAAAACAGAAATTCAGGCGCTTGACGCCACTACCTACACCGATAGAGTCGTGAACAACATGACTTATGACGACTTGGTGTATGCAGTACAGGTCACCCCCGAGGCTTAATAGCCTGTAGGGGTATGCAACACAACTAAATACAGTACAATTAAATCCACAATGCTAGGGCCTCACTGGGGGGTACGGCGATAAGGAGAACATGATGGACGAAACTACAGGTACAGAGACAGAAACCTCGACGGAGGTTATAGATTCTTCAGGGCCAGTAGGGGAAACAACTGAGCAGCAACCAACCGGAGACTCGGGAGGAAACCCTGCTTGGGATTCATTACGTTCAAAACTCGACCCTGTTAGCTTCCATAACATTCAGGAAGACCTTAAAAGCTTCGACAAAAACGCAGAATCACGTATTTCTTCGTTGAACCAGCAACTCAAACAGTACAACGAGTTGGGTTCACCGGAACAGATTCAGAACTATGCGATAATTGCTCAAAGGCTTGATACGGAACCCGAAGTTATTTACAATGCTTTAGGCGAATTCCTGAAGCAAAATGGTCGGATGCCGGAAACTGTACAAGAAATACAGAATGCGGTAGATGATGAGGAAGCTACGAACGAGTCTGGTGAAGCAATTGCTGACCCACGTATTGCACAGCTAGAGCAACAGCAACAGCAAATGCAAGATTTTCTTGCCCAGCAAGAGAACGTGCGGATTCAGCAGGAAGCCGACACAGCACTTGAACAGGAAATTGGCACACTCAAGCAAGCACATCCAGATTTTTCTGAAGACGATGTGCGTGAAGTTTTGATGCGGGCGGCATTTCAGCTTCAAAGCACTGGCAAAACAACCAAATTGGTTGATGTTGCTCAAGAGTATGTTGATAAAACAGTAAACCGAATTCGCGCAGTACCGCGACCAGGAGATAACGCCCCAAGATTGCTTCCCACTTCGGGAGGCATGCCTGGAGGACAGCAGGCAAAACCGCTCGGCCAATTGTCACGAAACGATGTGCAAAGTCTTATCGCTTCATCAATTGAGCAGAATCGGTAATCCAAGGTTTAATCTCCTTTCAAACCGAAAGGAAATGCAATGCCCGCAACTCTTGCAACAATTGAGTCATACCTCAAGGAGGTGTACCAGGGTCGTATCCGCGAGCAGCTTAGCAACGAAATTGTCGCTTTGAAGCGTATTACTCGCAGTGGCGCTGGTGTAACCAACGAGGTAGGTGGAAAGTATGTTACTTTCCCAATCCACACCCGCCGTAACAGTGGTATCGGTTCTCGTTTCGAGTCCGAAGCCCTTCCAGCCCCCGGTCAGCAGGGACATGCAGCTGCCCGCGTGGGTCTGAAGTATGCTTACGGTGGAATTCAGCTGACAGGTCAGGCAATCAGCCTCTCCGACACCGATGCTAAAGCTTTTGCGAAAGCTTTGGACAACGAGGTCGAGGGTTTAAAGAATGACCTTATGAAGGACATGAACCGTCAAATTTATGGCTCGGGTAACGGTGCCATTGGTGTCGCTACTGGTGCCAACACCGGCGCTGTTGTGCCCGTGTCTGACGCTCGCCTGTTCCAGATTGGTATGGTTGTTGACACCCAGACTGGTACCACCGTAGACAACACTGGCCTCATTGTTGCTTCTGTGGACCTCACTGTTGGTGCTAACACTGTTACCTTCACGACTACCCCCGGTACCGCTACAGCTTCGGCAGACATTATTGTCCGCCGCGGTTCTGGTGTTGCTGCTGGTGGTAACCGCGAACTGACTGGTCTCGCCGCAATTATTGACGATTCCGGTACCCTCTACAACATCGACCCTTCTGTCGAGCCCGAGTGGAAAGCCACCGTTTCTGCAAATGGTGGAACCGGACGTGCCCTGTCAGAAGCTTTGATGATTGGTATGACGGATTCAATCCGCACCAAGGGTGGGTCAACCTCCCTTATCTTGCAGTCGCTTGGTGTTCGCCGGGCATACTTTAACCTTCTTTCGCAGTTGCGTCAGACGGTTAACACGCAGGAGTTCACTGGTGGATTCTCCGGCCTCGCATTTACCACTGACCGTGGAGAAATCCCGGTTGTGGCAGATACTGATGCACCACTGAACAAGCAGTGGTATGTCAACGAGGATGCTATTACCTACTACCGTGACGAAGAATGGCACTTTCTGGACAAGGATGGTTCCATGTGGAAGCAGGTTCGTGACTCCAACGGAGATTACGACGCTTACTACGCTCGCATGGTTGAGTACCACGAAATTGGTACTGACCGTCGTAACAGCCACGGTGTTATCGAGGACATTCTCGAAGCGTAAATCGCTCTCGCCATAGTGATGGCCTGGCCCTATAATGGGGTCAGGCCATTATTGTTGACGACACTTCTTAAAGGTAGAATAAAAATATGGAAAACAAAATTCTTTTTTACAGGGCCGCATCGGAACTGCCCGATGGTTTGTCGCTTGCCGATTACGAGTACCGTTTCTATGCTGACAACGCGGGCAAAGAGATTCTTACTGTCGAAATCGACACACCCCTTAACGGACAGGTTTTGAAGTACAACGGTACGTCTGGCGGGTGGGAAAATGCTAGTGACGTTTTTACGGGCCCCGTTACGTGGGGGGCTTTAGCCGGGGTATAAGCTAAACTAAAGCTATGGAAACATACTTAGGACAATCTCCCAGCGTGTACAACTCCGACCTTGGAGAATTCGTCAGTGACGACCATGTGCGTTTTGCGCAAGTATTAAAAGACCTAAAACCCACTTACAGCCTCGTTTATATCCCTGTTTCTAAACGCGCAACACCCGAAGAAAAAAAGCATCCTTGGGCCATTATGGACAAGCCAGATAATCTATCTGAATACGCGGTGCGTTTCCTGTCGGAAGAGGACATGAAAGCTCCACACAAAGTTATTGCCTGGTTGTTTGACGGTGACGTGGTACGCCACGGGGCTAAAAACATTTTGAAACGCATTGAATCTGAAGAAAACGCCAAAAAACTTCTAGATTTCAAAAGACAAGAAGATGATTTAGAGGATAGAATCGAATATGGCGCGTTTCTAATAAACGGGGGGCGGAATAAGCTCCACACTGTTAAGCATGATGGAAAGAAGTTTGAGCGATGAGCTACAGCCCCCCCACTAAAACCGTTGGTGATGTTTACGCACAGGTCAAACGGGCTTTTGGTGATGAGTCGGGGGTTCAGCTAACTAACGATGATATTGCTCGTTGGATTAACGAAGCTCAAACGGATATTGCTGTACAAAATCAGGTGTTACAAGCTACCGACACAATGGCCACTGTTGCGGGGCAAGCCACGTACAGTTTGGCAGCTATCAGTCCGCCCATTGATTCGATTGCGTCGATTCTTCTCAATGGTCGTCGTATTGGTAATATTCCTATTTCGCAGGCTGAAGAGTCTATTTCTTTGGCTGACCCGGAAGGTTTAGAGATTGGTGCCCCCCAGTTTTGGTACGAGTGGGCTGGGAAAATTATTTTTTGGCCTACACCTGGGCAAGTTTACACGATGCTGTTGCGTTATACGGCGGAACCAACACTTGTGACTACAAGTGTTGGTGACCTTTTGGCGGTACCTGACGATTGCTTTACTGACGTGTGTAACTATGTTTTAATGCGTGCTTATGAGATGGACGAAAACCCGGAAATGGTAGCTGTGAAGCAAGCCGAGTATAGTTCTTCGGTTGCGGAACGTGGGGAGACGGAACGTCAGGCAGCTACCATGACGTATGAGACTACTATTACGTTTGAACTTTACTAGGAGCGGTCATGCCAGGCGCACCCATACAGGTAGGCCCGTTTATTGGTGGTCTTAACACGTTCAGTGATGCTACGGCCATTGCTGACAATGAGCTAACGGTTTGTGAAAATTTTGAACTGGACTTGGATGGTTCACTAAAATCACGGCCACCTATTGAAAATTTGGGAATTAATTTTCCGTTAGATAGTACGGGTAACATAGATTTTCTTGGTAACTTTTTTACCCCCGCTGGCGTGTCATATCTTATTGCTTCGGACGGCAAAGACAGCACCTACTATTTTGATGGCACTGCCTGGGTTCTTATTACTAACACGATGGCTGCGGCAGGGTTTGTGCAGTTTGATGACAAGGCTTGGCTTACCGCCCCTATTGGTTCGACAAACTTCGGCGGTTATTGGGAACCTATTGGCGGGTTTGTTACCGACAATAACATGCCTAAAGGCGAGTGCATTGTCACGTTTAAGGAACGCCTGTGGATTTCTGAGGGTAAAGACAGCGCTAACCAGGGCACCCGGTTGTACAGGTCTCGTACCCTTGCCGACCCTTCCCTTTGGCAGGTAAGTAACGACTTTGTTGACATTGGCTCTGGTGACGGCCAGAACATTGTGCAGTTGGTTGTGTACTTCAACACGCTCATCATTTTCCGTACCGAGTCTACGTATGGTTTGCAGTACACGTCTGACCCGGCGGCAGCTGTTGTGTCATTGATTATCCCCAAGGTGGGGTTAAACTCAAAGGATTCGTTAGCCCAGTTTGAGACGTACATTTACTTTATGTACGAAAACAAGGCGTACGAGTTTGTGAACAACCGTGCCTCACAAATCAACGTAAAAGTACCGTTTTTGCCCACCACTACAACAAACATTTATTTGCCTTACGCCGTGTCAGAGTTTAACCAGCGCATCCTATTTACCTATTTTGACAAAGTATTTGTGTACAACCTGCGCACAAGGTCGTGGACTATCTGGAAATCTAGTGTGTATGGCTCACTTGGGCAGTTTTACACCCGCTCAAACAACACCGACAAATCCGTTGTTTTGGGTCACAAAAATACTTTAGTTCCTACAGGAGGTTCTCGCGTAGCTACTCTGCTACAAATCACTGACGAATACGGCTCTGTTGAAGAAACCATGGACTGCCTTATTCAAACCAAGAACTTTAACTACCAGGCAAGCTCCATATTTAAGCGCCTGTTTTGGTGGGGCTTGGATGCTTCCTTTAAGGGAACTGTCGTAGGCACCGCGGTTCCCATCACACAAAGTTTCAGTGTGTCGTGGCAAACCCTGTTTAATGAAGAAACTTGGGGCTCTATGTTGCAGTACACGTGGGGTAGCCCGCAAGATGGTAGTCCCCCCATCAACACGTCTGTCACAGAATCCGCTGTCACATTCCGCAGAGTCTTTGTCAAATTTCTTAAATCGTTGCGTTTCCGCCAGATTTATTTTCGAGTCAGATTTACTACCAACGGGTCCCTAACTGAAGCACCTGTTAGACTATTTTCATTGACAACGTACGTAAATCCTAAGCAAACAGTGACCAAGGAAGTTTCGTAGTGAACAGGTTTCGGAAAGACTACTCTTCCCCCGCTCAGGGTGGGGGAGGGTTCAACCCGTATGCTGCCGGAAAAAAGCATTACGGGAGTGGACGTCCTATGCCTACTGTTGGTAAAGTAACTGATAAGGCCGGATACAAACAACGAGACGTTAAAGCTGCTGCTAGACGGGATGCTTTGATGAGGAGATTAGGATAATGGCCCCAGAAGTGTGGGACACAAAGAACCCGAAGCCTGCTGGCGAACGGAAGTCTTTGACGCCTGCCCAGAAATCTGGTGCTAAGTCTAGGGCTAAGGCGGCTGGTAGGCCGTACCCTAACCTTGTTGACAATATGGCTGCGGCCAGGGGTAATTCCATTATGAAAAGGATTAACGACTAATGTATAGAGACACTTCTAGTATGGGTAATCGTCTTGCTCCTCAGAAAGCTGCGTATGGGGATAGTGAAGAGATGAAAAAGAAGGCTCGTGAGCGGGCTATGATGAATCGTTTGTCGTCTGTTCCGGGACAAGCTTCTTCTTAGGAGAATATTATGGTTTCTGTTACTAATAACTTGGGTGCCGGTATTTACGGTAAAGCACGTGCGGCTTCTGTTACTAATAACTTGGGTGCCAATATTTTTGGTACGGCACCCCCGCCACCCCCGCCACCACCTACTCAGGGCTCCCGTAAATTGGGAGCTATCCAACCTCAAGAAGCACCAACAGTAACACAACCTTCCATTTCTCGCGGGCCAATTGAATTCCGCGACGCAGCCTA